AGTATCCATGCTACATTCATCAGAAAGGAACCTCATTATTTCCATTGCGGGGGTCATTGAAGTAACCCTTCGCCAGATACGTCAGACGTGGATCAAGCAGTTCCTCTAGCTCACGGATGATTGACTTAGGACGGATACCCATCTCTTCCAAGTGTTGCTCAAGTGTCATGTTAAACATTCTCATTTCCCTTCGGGTGCTGTGTAAAAAACGTGTGTACCAATGCGACCGTCTCGGTGGTAACTTTTGGCCCAATATGGTGACACATAGGTAGTATGATAGTGGGTAGAAGTCAAGCCTATGCGGTCACCTTTTAGCACTGACTTAGCTATAGTCTCAGCTATATCAATGGCTTGTCTATCGAAGACGTTGCCAGTGTACTTACGGTAGTTATCAGATTTTCCATCGTGGGTGAACGAGAACTGCTTGTGTTGGAAGACAACGGCACAGATTTCGTCGGGCCAACGGGGTGATTCTACCCTAGTCATTACGACCTCAGCAACGGCCCTCTGTCCTTCCAGAGGTTCACTACGGCTCTCAAAGAAGACCGCTGCTGCTAGACACATTAGGGGTGTCATACGATTTCGTTACCCATGCCAAAGATGTGACGACCACCAGCCTTGAGGGCCAGCACACGGTCAAGGCTAAAGCTCTTGTACTTGGGTTTCTCACCATCCTTACCCACGAACATGGGGATCAGGTTATGCTTCTTGAGTACGTCAGCGGCCTTACGACCACGCTCACCACCCACAAGGTATTTCTTGACGTTCAAGCGACCATTGTATGTACGCTCCTCGTTGTCTTTAGTCAGAAACTTAACGGTGATGAACTCGTTAGCGTTCTCTGCCAGTACCATGCTTACCATGCGTGTATCTAGTGCCATGTTATTACTCCGATTTAGTGTTGATTACATATATGGGCGAATCAGTTAGTGATCTTAGTGTACTTGCATGTTTATCAGCTTGTGCCTTGGACATCAAGGGTAACTTTAGCTGCATCAAGATGCCATTTACTTCTGTTGATATTGCGAATTGTGTCATGCGTCTTCCTCTTTCTTTAAGGTCTTCTGTACGTCTCTCAAGGTATCTTCAATAAGCTGTAGGGATTTCCTTACCCAAATCCTATCATTTGGTTTCCAACTATTGTACAAATTACAAAGCATTACAAAGTCATCTACCTCCCTAGTTAAACTTGAGCAGTTCTCCAAGTCTTTAATGATCTTATCCATTGTACTTCTCCTTAACTGGTGATCCTGACCACGATTTAATCGACATCCAGTCGAAGGTAAAGTTAGCTCCAACGTAATCCCATACGGCCCAATACTCAGCGGCCTCTCTGGAGGTTTCATCCCACGTCCATAAGCATGGGATATTATCAATCCTAAACGATGCTATCTCACCACAGTGGTACTGCATCTCAACGTCAGCATCGACAAGGATGTGTGTGTAACGATCAAACTTAGCTTCTTCTGCATCTTGGAACAGTCCGTTTACTTTTGCCATCTTAAGTCCTCCTTAATTCCCACGGTGGGGGTCAACTTATAGAATCACCGTACATAATTCCCTCGGTGGGGTCAACAGAATTATTTCCACTGGTGGGGTGACTCTCATTTTCCACTGGTGGGGTCATTTTCCACTGGAGGGGGTACGGTCATTTTCCACTGGAGGGGGTACATCAGTGATCGCTTATATAAACACATGCTTATATTCGAATATTTGATTGTAACAATTTGTGATTTGACTCTTGCGCAAAAGTAATGTGCGACAAAAATGCAACTGATTCGACTCGGTAAATATTTCTCTTGCGTGTGACATTCTTGCAACGTGGCATTTTTGCAACGAATCTGTCAAGCGGAAAAATACTATTGACTCTTTCATATTCTTTTAAGTTTTTTGTTCATGATTCGTTCTCCGGCTCCTGAGCTATGCAAAAATTGACATAGGTATGCGCTAACGTCATGGCTAATGAGGTATGCAAAAATTGAAGTAGGTATGCACAAAATGCATAGCTAAGTTTTGATCAGGCATCCCCCATTATTTAGCGTGATTCGGGAATAGAGTCCATAGGGTCTGAAACTCAATATAAGCCCGTTTTAAGCACGTTTAGACTCCCGGTCACTCTAACCCATAAAATTGATTCCCCGCGCTCTGTGCGAGTCAAGCCCCTAAATGCGACAAATAATTTGCTTTCTCTATATAATAGGGCTTGCAGCCGTTCGGTTTATCCCATAATGATTCCTTATCGAAACACTGAGCCGAGAAAGGGCCGAATCATGATTAACTTAGACAAAGCAAAAACCGCATATTTTAACGAAGACTCTTGTGAGCTTTCCCTATTTCCAGAGTCTGTAATTCAAGCCCTATCCACTTGGTTAGAAGACAATGGATATGACGGGGATTTTGTTTGGTCACTTTATGAAATGGGCCGTGAGGAAATGGAATATCTTAGAGCCGAATTGTTTTAACTCAACGGGGCTTCGGCCCCAACCAACCAACACTGATAAAAGGAACCGACAAAATGACAACTCGCATTTATAACCGCCGCCCAATACTAGCTAAACGCCGCAAGACTCAACGCCTAAACCACATTGCCAAGCGCATATTTCAACTTAACGCCGTTTTATCGGTTGCGCTTATTGCCTATGTTTTCGCAAAATATGGATACGCCTATCAAAACGATATTGGAATCTTTATTCCTAACGTTGGCGGCTATAACTACAGCTTTGGAGGTTGAACCCATGAAACATGAAAAGCAAGCCCGCGCCCTAATCCGCAAGATGATCCGTAGCGCCCGCCAAGATTGGACAACGTGCGTTTATGTTACGCCCTATGGCGACGACGAGACAATAAACGAGAGACAACACGAAGGCGAAATTCTCGACGCGGTTTTCTGCTGCGACGAAACTGTTATCAGATTCCACGATATGACAACCGGGCGCAATCTTGGCTCTGTTTTGATTGTTCTGGAATATGACCGGGAGCCTGACGAAATAATCTCTGACCATACTGACAATGATTATATCAACCGCCTATTAACTCACATTGGAGCTTGAATTATGACCGCTATTTTTTCCACACTGAAAGCCGCCAAGGAAACTGTTTCCGTAACCAATCGCAACTCCAAAATGCCGGGTTCCGCGTTTAGCTCAAGCGCAAAGCATTGCCGAGTCGGGGGCCGTTTGGCCAAGCTCAAAGGTTCAATATGCGAAGGTTGTTACGCCCTGCGGATTCAAAACATGCGACCGTCTGTAAATCAAGGTTGGACCGCTAACTATGAAAAGTCGCTTGATCTAATCGCAAACGCCCCCGCTAAATGGGTTGCCGCTTGTGTGTTTCAGATTCTACGCTTTGCCAATAAAACTGGCGAACCTTACCACAGATGGTTTGACGCTGGCGATTTGGACTCGGTCGATCAGCTTGCCGAAATCTGTGAAGTTGCACGTCAAACGCCCCATATCAACCATTGGTTGCCAACTCGTGAATTGGCCATTGTCCGGGCGTATAAAGGGGCAATCCCTAGCAACCTAGTTATCCGCCTATCTGCGCCAATGGTCGATCAAGCCCCGGTTAAAGGTTCTCACACTAGCACGGTACACAAGCTCAAGCCTGCATATGGCCATGTTTGTCCAGCGCCTAGCAATGGCGGTTCATGCGGTACTGGCGACAATGCCTGCCGTGCCTGCTGGTCGCATGATGTGCCTAACGTATCTTATAAGAAACACTAAGGAGTCAGCATAATGAACAATAGCAACACAAGGGCGCACGGAAGCCCCTACGATAGAGGCTCTGCGGATTCATACTATGGCCGCTCGTTATCACCCCACTACTGGCCCAATGGGACATACAAGGGATACCGCATAGAGCAAGGCGAGATGACATTGCCGCAAGTCAAAGAGTATTACCAAGGCTACTATGACAACGAGTCAGAGGGTAATTTCAAGGATTGGGGAGACGAGTAATGATTAACGATAAATTGAATCTGTTAGCAGAATATGAGGGCCATGCTAGTCCAATGGATATGTTTGAATCTATAGGGCTGGTGGATAGCGTCCCCGCCATATGTATGAATCCAGAGTGCGATTATACAACCGATATGGAACCGGACATGAGCAAGGGCTGGTGCGAGTGCTGCGACACTAACACGGTAAAGAGCGCCTTTGTATTAGGGGGATTCATATAATGGAATGGAGAGTTTATATGCTAACGGGTGGCAAGCGGTTTTGCTTTCATACTGTAGCAAGTAAATCTGAGGCATTGGATAAACTAGCGGTATTAGAACGGCGGCACGACTCCCGTTATCAATTCGAGATTGAACCCTACGTTTTCTAGCGTCCCTCCCACGCTATGGCATTGGCTCCGCTTAGGCGGGGCTTTTGTCGTTTTGTCAATCGTTTATCAAGTGTTACAACATAACATATCGTTTGAATTGCCCTAGTTTCAGACTGGCGAATCACATGCGGGGAGTGGGCGAATCGCCTATCCTCTGTCAAGTTTTTCTTTTGTTTGCTCACGTTTTATTACAGTTTTGTACGTTTTTGTAACATTTGTCACATTTTTGCGTGGGACCCTTGACATTACGGGCGAATCATTTGCGTGGGCCCGTTAACGACACCTGAATCCAAAACAAAAGATTACTTTCGTACACCTGCGACATAATGTCACTACCCCCACAAGGTTCAAGCGAATGTTGGAAAAAACGACAAATCCAATGAAACTTTCTTTCGTTGTAAAACAGTCGTTTGTAAAATAGTTGAAAAAAGTGTGTCTAAAATTCTCAAAAGGGTCACTATAGTATATTGAGAGAGTAACTTAAGTTATCACATAAATTATTATCACTACGATTTATACTACTAGGTCATAGAACATAAGTTATAACTATAGTTACCACTATCTCTTATTCCCTACTAGTCAAACCAAGAAGTGTGTCTTCAAGTTATAACTATAGTTACAGAGTTCTTGCCGATGGGCTAGTGAGGAATATCGACTACCCACTTAAGTTACCCTAATCTTGTCGTTAATAGCCCGTAGGGCGGAGACTATCGTTATGATCCCAGCATTACCCTACAGTAAGTTAGTAGAGAAGAACATCTTGGACTGTATCCAAGGTGGCATAGGTATTCGTCAAATGATTGCCTCAATGCAGCACCTACAGGATGCACCAAAGTCTTTATCTACCATGTACAAAATCTATGGGTCGTTCATTGAGATGGAACGAGCGAAGATCAATGGTGCTGTCGGTAAGAAGGTCATAGACCAAGCCTTAGATGGTGACTTCAAATCACAAGAGTTGTTCCTACGATCTAAGGGTGGCTGGAGTCCAACTCAGACTAATATTGAAGTTGAGCAAGAGACTGACCCTGACCTAGACGAAAGTGCTGTTGACACACTTATGTCGTTACTTGGATACAACGAAAATGCCCCCGAAGAAGAAACAACCTGTACCTGTGGTGAGGAAGATAACTGCCGATGCT